CGCGGAGAGTCAGGTGGAAGTGGAATTTTACACCGCTGAGATGCATCGTACCGAGTATCGAAGCTTTCTTGAAAATGACGATTGGGATTCCCAGATGAATCCTTAAGCTTCGCAGTGGGTACGAAGACCATATTCTGTGGTATAGCCTCATCATCACCTGGGAGAGAGCGACGTGTACGCGATCTTGCACGCGGAAGCCGGCCGGTAACATACTGAGACATTTCGCAAGCTTCTTTGATCTGATCGACTGGTACAGACGTGTTAACAACACCACGCGTTTGCGAAGGAAGCTCTGGAGTGTGTGTGGCGTCGCGAATGGAAAGCTTCCCATCCGAAGCAACAATCGTATCATTGCGATGACGCCACAAATACTCGGCAAAGCCTTGCCACCCATCATCAGTGAGTAGATCGACATGTTCTTCCAAAGCTTGCACCGCTGCTGCATGAACGCTCGGGTCGAACTCTCCAATGGCGTTCTCCCCTAAAGCGGAATTATAGAGCAGCGCACGCATGAAACCGCTAGAGCGGCCCTTAATATGCTTACCGGCATTCTTTCTGACTTGAGCTACGACACGGTTGAAGACTTTACGCATTTCATTGTCAGAAGTCTCATTACGTGCCGACTCAGACAAGAGCGGCAAGAAGTTGGGGGCAAAGGTTTCACAAATTGCAGTGGAAAGCGAATCAACGGAGAAGTTGATTGGGATCTCAACCCCAAATTCCTTCGACGTCTCCTCTGCTTTGTCGATCAATGACCAGATATTGTTAATAAGGTCTTCACTGTTGCGGGTAAACGCTTGTGCATATGTTGGTGCTGAATCCAAACCGCAGGATTGCTTCAAGGCTTGAAGACATACACGTCCTGGCGTCATAACGTTACGACATCCGGATTCACCCTCGATTCCAGCATGGTGAACACCAACGAGCAAATACTCGTTGGCATTCTCGGACCACAAACAGGTGGATGAATTTCCCCCGCTGCATTCGCCCGAATGCCAAGCTTCTCCAGTGGCGTTGATGTGAGCAGTGTCGTACTCGCACTTTATATCGCGCGACCACTGGTACTTCTTCGCTCGATTATCAACCGAGGGCATGTTTGCACGAAGCAAATCGTTCTTGCAAACCTTGTACTTAACCTGCTTGACTGATTGGCCGCCAACCTGAAAATGATTCCAGGCAAATGGCCAAGACACAACCAACAGATCTTGAAGGTGGTGCACTGACGGTAAAGTGTCTCCTCCAGCAACGAGTTGCTTCTGAAGATCAAGGTCTGGCTCCACCAATGTACCAAGAATCTTTGGCCACTGATATGCAAGTTGGGTATAAGGGATAGCAAGGTCGAAGTCGTAACCAATTGTGACGAAACACAAGTTGATATTGATTTTCTGAGTCATCTCATTGTAGGAATGAGTGTTCAGATAGTCATGTTCAACTGCGGGCGCACCTGGTTCGGTACATTTCAGACGCTGGCCAAGGACAAGGACATAGTAATGATCCGCTGAAATAGGAACATCACCAGGACGTGGTCCTTGATACATACCATTAGCGTCCAAAACGCCATCATGAGTAGGACGTGGTGCCCAAACCGCAAAGAACGGAGGACCGTGCGGCTTGATTGTAAGCCCGAGAGGCAACATGGACATAGCCTCGTTCTTTCCGGACTTAGAACTCTCAATCC